TGCATAGTATTTTTTTGTACTTGTTTCTATGTAAGGTCCTACATAAGTTTCACCTGTAGATAACCCTCCTATAGAAGCAGTAGTATGATATAAAAATTTATATATTCCTGTTTTGTTTACAATAACTGAAGTTGGTCTTTCTTGAATTGTATTTCCTGCAGGTAATGTCACTTTATTTAATTCGTCTGACTTTGCTAACTCTGAAAAGTCTGGTGATTTAGGAACTTGTTGAAAAGGACTTGTTACTCCTGGGTTACTGAATGAACTTGATTGATACATCGATGACATTTTATTCTCCTAAATTCTGTTCCAGGCATTTCGTTTTAACCAAATATCTCTAAACATATCATTTAAAATGCCTTTAATTATTTTTCTTATTTGTGTAACATCTTGTTGTGATAATTCTTCATTAACTTTTGAAAATCCGAAAACATCTGGTTTCTCGTGACCACCATCAAAACCTGATTTTTTCTTTTTTTTCTTCTTTTTAAAAGCGAATGGTGTTGAATATGCAGCAATATCACCTGTAGTGGTTATTTCATCTAGCTCATAATCTTTTAACAACTCTAGCATTATTTCTTTTATTTTACTTTTGAATTGTTGGTTTGTCACTTTTTTTCAACTCCTTCAGAAGTTCTAAATATCTCATTGTTTGAAGAACATACTTATCTTTCACAACATTTGAATTATCATTTAATCCACATAATGCTTCAATAGATTTTATTGCTTCATTCATTTTAATTTTTACAACTTTATCTTTTAAATTTTTCTTGTGATTTTTTAAATCTTGTTTTAGTTCAGACACTATCGTTTGTATAGTTTCTTTTAGAGAATTTGTATTAGATACATTATTAATATATTCTCTTAATAGACTTTTTTGGTTACCATTAAGTTTAGAATATTTTGCATTAAACTTTTCTAAAAGTGTTCTATATGTAAGTATTCTTAAATCACTATCGTTTGGTATATTCGACCCACCTATAGTTTCTGATAACTTTATAGTGTTTGCGGGTGTAGTTATATGCTCAACAATATTAAAAAATGATTCTGTTTTTTCTTCCGGAGACAATTGGTTAAATTCGAATAATTTATAAATTGTTGCGTATAATTTGTAATTTTTTACTTTAGTAGAAAACAATTTTACACTATCATAATTTTCTTTTATAACTTTAATTAAATTGTATCGTTCTCTTCGTAATTTTGAGTTATTTAATTTTTTTCTTTGTTCTAGAACTTCGTTTATAAAAAATTCAGCTCTTTTATCATCCTTGAATTTAGTATTTAACAATACATTGTATAAACTTAATTCTTTCCCTAATTCGGAAGTCTCATTAAAGTTTTCCTTTATCATCTTGACAGCACCACTTGATGATTTCTTATTAAGCACATCAAGAGTGATTTGTCTGAGTAAAAATTCAAACAATAAACCCGAATTACGGATTTTTGAATGTTTAGTTTTATTGTGCATTCTTTGTCTCCGTAGCATATGTGTAATTATTCATATATAAATATATGAAAAACTCAAATAAAGATATATTTATTATAATTTTATTCATCTATTATTGAGTCTTCGTTTAGTATTCCTTGTTTCGTGTTGTTTCTAAATTTTTTCTTTAGAGAGTTTAACAATCCCTCTCTTGCAACAATCGTTCCACCTTTACCAACAGCCAAAGGTGATTTACCTTTAAACTCTCGTTTGCCATATCGTTCTTTTTCAAACTTTGTTGCGTCTTTTAAGTCTTTTGCTGAGTATTCATTCCCAAATTCTTTCTTACCAGTTCCACTTCTTCTATCACCACCCCAATCACCTCGTCTAGCCATAACATCATCTTCCTCATCTTCACCAGATTCTTGTGATTGGTCAGCTGGGTCTTGACCTTCAGTTTCAATTTGTTCTAGTCTAAATTTCTGTTTTGTGTCTTCAACTATACCATCAAAAATAGCTGCTTTTTCACTATCGTCAAATTCAAAAATATTATCATATATCCATTTTCTTGACATTAATTTATTTTCTAATAATTGATTTGCTATCTCTTGTTGTTGTGTTAACAACTCAAGTTTTTCTTGTTGATGTATCATTGATGGATTTGTTAATTCTAAATCAAAATCAATTAATTCTGCATCATCAAATCCTTGTGTGTATAAATGAACGATAGCTATTTTTTCTAATTCAGCACACACAACTTTTTGTAATCTTTCAATCGTTCTTGCAAATCTTACATCTTCAGCTGCTAAAGTTGCTTTACTTCCTATCTGTTCATCATAACCTAAAAATGCTTTCGGTACTTTTAGAGCCGCCATCATTTTATTTCTTAAATATTCTATATCATCAATTGCATTATCATTTGATAGACCAGGTAATGTATCTATTTCAGTTCCACTATCTCCACCACGAACAGGTAAGAAATAATCTTCTGTTACTGATTCAACATTGTATCTTAAATTATATTCACCTGTATTTTGGTCAATAACAGGTATTTTTTTCATTTTGTTAATTACTTGTTGCATGAAGTTTTCTACTTCATTAGGTGGTATGTTTCCAATATCTAATTTAAATACTCTTTTTTCTGGTGCCCTCATAATTCTATGAATCAACATAGCATCTTCCATAAGAGTTAATTGTTTCCATACTTTACGAGCACCTTCTAACATTGATTTACCGTATGGTAAAAAGTTAGCATCACCATATAGTCTAAAGTGAGCTATTTCATAATTTTGGAATAATTCTTCATTAGTATCACCAGTTGTGGTTTTATATTTACCTTGTGGTTCTGTAACTTGAAATTCAACTTTTCGTGGGTCATCAGGGTCGTGTTCTTCTAATCTATTTGTTTCATAAACTGACAAAGGTCTGACATTCATAATACCGTGTTTATCTAATATGTCAAGTTTTAAAAAGAAGTCACCATACTTCGTCATATTACGAATCCAAGGCCATAAATTAAATTCTATATTTAAAATATCATAAAATAAATTATGTAATATTTTATAAACTTTTGGATTGTTAGTTTTTATTTTTAATACTCTTCCTTCTACATTATCAACGGTAGATTCATCAGAATATATATCTAAAGCAGATGATATGATTGGGTCTGAATCCATAATTTCATAATCTCTAAATAATTCTCTTCGTTGTGCATCATATGCATTTTGAGAATTTTGTCTTTGTGCATATCCACTACCCCACGATGAATTTTGAGTATTAAACAATCTATTATATCTATCAATAAAATTTGTAGTTAAACCAGTTTGTGAAAAATCAACATCTTTAACTCTTAAAGCACCACTCGGTGTTTTTCTTATTACGATTTGATTTTGAAATAATTTTCCTAATCTTGTAAATATGTTTTCGTTTTGTGCCATTTTTACCTCTTATTATTTAATTAACCAGGTTAAGTCTTCTCTATCTTTACCTGTATTCATTTCAAATGGATTATCTCGATTGGGATTACCTTTTGAAAAACCAGATGCTGCTTCAGAATTTACATTACCATTATTTTGTAATATACCATTCATAACAGCCCATTGTTGGTCATTTTTATCTTTTTGTAATCTTAATGCTGTATCTCTAATCCAAAGAGCAATAGAAAAAGACATAACTAAATCATCATTATATCCTTTCATAGCTTCTGCTCTTGAATTAACTAAGCCTGTTTTATATATAAAAACAAATAATTCTTCAATTAATCTTGAAGACTTTATATTAACTAATTTTTCTCTTGCATACTCTTCCATTTTTGCTACAATTAATGGTCGTGTTTTAGCTGTTGTTGAAAATCCTGGTACCATGTTTCTATCTTGTGCTCTGTATTTATTACTCATCTGATGTTCAACATCAACCACTTGTAAATCTTTTGACTGATAAAATAAATTTTTATAACCTCTATCTATGATGGTCTGTATTGTAGCCCATCCTATGTTATTGTTCTCTACTATAAGTAGTGCATCATTGTATTTTGTGGCCAAATCTATCAAAAAGTGACCATAATCTGTTGTTGATAATCTACCTTTATATTCAGCACATTGTGTCATTGAATCAACCTCAAATACTTGTGTTGCAGAAAAATCTGCAGCATCACCACGAGCCACATCAGCAACCACTATGTATTCTTTTGTATAATCAGGTTGTTCCCATATCCATAAGTTATTATCAACACCTAATTTTTCAACAGGTTCACAAACTTGATTTTCTTTATACCAAGATAATATCTGTGGGTCAACAACAGATTCACCTGAAGTAAGAAAGTCAGCATCACATTCTTGTGCTGCTTGTGAAGGGCCTAATACTTTATCTTGTTCTGCTCTCCAAACATCATCTCTTTCAGGATGACAAGTCCAATGTAATTTTATAGTGTTGAAATTATTTGAACCATCTACTGCTCCCATCCATTGTTGATGGAACCAATTACCCACACCATTAGGTGTTGAAAGAGCAATACAATCACCACCAGTTGCCAATGTTTGTTGTGCCGCAGTCCATATTGAATCAATCTTATCAATAAATGCCGCCTCATCAATAACAAGTAATGATAGTGCTTCTGAACGACCAGCCTCTGCTGTAGCTGCTACTGCTTTGATTTGTGAACCATTACTGAAAACTAATGATAGTTTATTATCTTCTATAACTTTTGTTTTTAACCATTGTGGTAAGTTAGCATACATTATTCTAACTTTAGTAACAAGATTTTTAGCTGTATCTTTATCTTTAGCAATAACAAGAATATTTTTATCTTGATTGAATAACATCATCCATAATGAGTATCCTGCTGAAAGTGTTGATATACCTAATTGTCGTGACTTTAAGATTATATTATAACGATTATCAACAAAGTCTG